GAATTTCCAATAAAATTAAATAAACCATCTTCCATCATCATTCTTAATAGGTTTTTATATGAACGACCTTCTGGGTCCATATTTTCACTTATTAATTCTTTAATTTCTTTTTGAGCTGCTTTTGGTAGTAGGGTTTGGCTCAGGTCTACCAAAAATTTATTTCTTTTAAAGAAGTCTTTTCCTAACTCACCTTCTTTAGTGATTCCTTTTACTATATTATTAACTCTAAAATTACTTTCCCCCTTAAGGCATTTATCTCTACACATATATAAAAAATATTCAAGATTTATACTTTTTTCTAATATTTCAGGTACTGTGTTTATAACTGTTTTTATCCCAACACCTTTTATACCACTTATATCGTCAGAAGAATCACCACATATGATTTTAATAACCTTTATGTTTTCTACTGGAATAAAATGTTTTTCAAATTTAATTTTATCACCCTTTTTAACAATCTCTGAATTATTTAAAAGTTTTAAATTAACACTCTCAGACACTAGTTGGGTTAGGTCTCTGTCGTTGGATAGTATTGTTACTTCTTCGTTATCATTATTTAAACAGTAGAAAGCTATGCAGTCATCCGCTTCGTGACCTATAAACTCACATTGTCTTATAAAAATTTCTTCTAGGTATTGTTGTGTTCTTACTTTTTGGGAATATAGTGATTCAGTTTGTTCGTCACTTAATCTTTTATTTGCTCGATTAATTTTATAGTTTTTATAAACCTTTCTTCTACTTTCATAGTTTTTTGGACCATCCCAAGTAACCACAACTTTATTAAAACTATATTCTGTTATTAATTTTTTTATAGTATTTAGAAAATAAAAAACAGCTCCAAGATTTGTGTTTTTGTCTTGGAAGTTTTTTAGTCCATGAAATCCTAACTGTAGTAGTGAGTTTCCGTCAACAAGAAGAGTTTTAGTCAATTTACTATAATTAAAGGGTTAAACACTATTTTTCTATTTCTAAAAGTTCTATTTCAAAATTCAAATCCTTTCCAGCTAAAGGATGGTTCATATCTAATGTAACTTCTGTTTTTGTAACTTCTAAAATTGTTGCTGTTGCTGGTGCTCCCTTCTGAGTGTTTCCTTGAATTCTCTCATCAATTATAAATCTAAAGTCTTTCGGAAATTCTGTTCGTGGAACTTTTAATATAGCCTTAGGGTTAACCTCCCCGTAAGCTTGTTCTGATGATATATTTACTGATTTTTTATCACCTACTGACATTGTTCTAATAGTATTTTCAAAATCTTTTAATACTTTACCTTCTCCTATAACCACTTCTAAAGGGGTTTCTCTTTTTACTGAATTATCAAATTCTTTACCATCTTTTAAAGTACCCACATAGTGTACTTTTACTTTACTGCCTATTTTTATATCATTCATTTTCTTTTTCTTCTTTAATATCAAAGTCGCCTCCTATACCTAATTGTTCAGACCAAAAGGAGGCATATTCTTGTTTATATTTTTCTATTGATTTTTTTTCTTCTACAGGCTCTCTACCAGCTAAAAATCCATGTGGCGTCATTAATATTTTACCATCTTCATAACCCAAACCATTAACATGATTTTTCATAATAGTTATTTTAGTTCTAGTTGCAAATTTAACTTTTCTTTTTTCTTTTACTGCTGAAATATTTGTGGTTCCAGCATTTTTCTGATTACCAAATCTAAATACTAATGTAGAATTTAACCATAAAGCTTCTCCACCTTTAGCTTTAATTTTTGGTTGCCCAAAAGGATTGTCGGGTAATTCTACCCACGGTTGGTTTACTACCACCAACGTATTAGTGTATTTTGAATCTTCTCTTCTAGATTTTCCTATTCTTTGATTAATCCCCATTCCTATTTTATCAGCAAATACGGCAGCATTATGCATTTTTCCACCTTTTCCATCAAATGTCATTTTACATGGGATAGAGCCAATCGAATCCCATAAAAATAATAAATCATATTCTAATTCTCCTTTTTCTTGTGCATTTAATAAAGAATTTATATATTCTGTTATTTGTTCTATATAATCAAAATCATTATTAAATAAGAAAAAACCATCCCAGTCTATCTCACCAGTATCTTCATCTACTACTTCTTCACAATCAAAACCTAATAGTTTTGCATAATTAAAACCCCATTTCTGTTCTGTTATAATTATTACGGGTAATATTCCTTTTTTCTGTGCGTGTACAGCTGTTTTAATAAGTGCTGTAGTTTTACCAGTATCAGAATGTCCTAAAAACATTTGTAAATGGCCCATAGCGGGTCCTGGTATTCCTGTAGCGTCAAGGAATGCCGGACCTAGGTCAAAAAATCTATCACCTTTAAATTTTGCTTTTTTTGAGAATTTACTTTTTATCTCCGCGAAACTTCTTTTCTTTAATGCCATTTGTTAAAAATTTAAAATGGTAAGTCTTCGTCTACTTTTTCGTTTGCTTGTGGGTCTAAAGAAGTAGTTGTTGAAATTATATCAACAGTACTATTTGTTTTAGAATTTGGGTCATCATAAGTATACTTCTTTAACTCACTATCCCAAACTGGTTCTGCCCCCTTAGAAATTGCTTCAAGATATTCTATTGGTTTTTGTGAATAGACATCTTTCCAAATTCTTTCATCTGAAGTCCATTCTTTCATTTGATTTTCATCATTAGTTAATTTTCCTGGGTCTTCATACATTACAGCAGATACTGTTGTATATTCACCTCTTCCACCAGGTAATGGAACTGCTTGTAAAATAAGAATTAAATCTCTTCCTTCATTTAAATCACTAATATCTCCTTTATTTTTCCAAATAGGGATTATCTTATCAATTGGGCCATCTCCTCTCCAGTTGTGTTTAAATCTCCAAAATTTAACACCATCTTCTTCTTTATCTCTATCGATTATTTTTACAATATAAAATTTAGAAGAACGATATTGTCTTGCTAATTCTTTTGATTGTTCATCTCCAGATAGTCGTAAAGCTTCCTCAACTTCAGTAAGAGGACTTCTATCGCCTGTTGGTTTACCGTTTGAGTCTTTTCCTGGGTCATAAATTTTCAACCATCTTCCTTGTACTTGGGTGTTGTGGAAGAAAACTTCTTTAAATGGGGAAGACCCGTCTTTTGTTGGGAGAATTCTGATTCTCTTTTCTCCTGCTTTCACACCTTTTGGTAATGCCATTGTGAAATATTGTTTTAATCTGTCTGCATCTGACATTCTTGGTGTCGATGATGTTGCTTGTTTGTTTTTTTCGTATTGGGCTAATACTGCGTCTAAACTTGAATTCATATCTTTTTATTTTTTTAGTAATTAATTTCTTGATTAATAATAACTAACTTATCCTAGGTTGTCAATTATCTTATAAAAAATAATTAAATAAAAAAAGCCCTTTTAAAAGGGCTTTAAATATAGTGTATTTTTATAATTAATTATAAATTAAAACTTTGTTGTATATCTGCATCTGAGAAATTATCTATATCTTCTGGTGTTAAAGTGTATTCTGTTTTACCCTGTGCTTCAAACTTTTCTTGACTATCATCCCAAAAATCTACAAGACTTTGGTCATATGGGCCCGAATCTAATTTTCTTAAGTCCATTTTTTCTTGTTCACTTTTTGGTCTATATTTTTCTATTTTTTGTTCTAAGTTACTTATTTGGTTCATTAGTTGGTCCATTCCTGATAATTTTTCTTCCATCCCATCTAACATCGACATTAGTGAATCTAATTTAGTGTTTGTTTCTTCTGAACTTTTTTCTAGTGTCTCTTGTTTATCTATTAAATCACTAACCTCAACCTCAACTGTTTCCTCTTCTGGTGCTGCTGGTGCTGCTGGTGGTGGCACTGCTCCTGGTGCTGGAGGTGGTGGCACTGCTCCTGGTGCTGGAGGTGGTGGTGGTGCAACTTCAGCTTCTATATCCATATCTTCTTCATCACCCATACCCATTTCATCAAATGACATTACTTCTTCATCTTCTGTAGGAACTGCAGGTGCTTCTGGGTCTTCTTGTTCGCCTAATTCAGATTTTTTCTTACCTAAAATTCTTTCAACATGACTTCCCATGCCTAAATTACCAAAACCGGCTAGGTTTTGTTCCTCAAGATTTTTAGAGTTATAATCTATTTGATTAAATC